CGCGGGTTCGCGTTTCCCAGTTTGTGGGTTGATGCGCGTCTGCTTGAGCGCTTGCTGCTCGATGTTGATCCCGGCTTGGCGGACGATGTTGAGCTTTTCAACCGCCCCCTTGGCGTCGTTGAGCCGCTGCAGCACCTTCTCCATCTCGGGCACGAGGCCCTCAGCCGTCTGCGTCAAAATTCCAGCGCGCACGGTGGGGTTGCGCTGCAACTCGCCCATCTTGTCCATAAAGCCGGTGATGGCGCCGAGCGACTGTTCTGCGCTCACGCCAAAGACTTCGAGTTGCTCCTGAATATTGCGCAGTGTTTCCGGTGGAATGCCGAACATGCGCGCGGTCTGGCTCACCGCCCGTATCTTGTCGGCATACTGGTTCATGTCCTGGATTGACTTGGCCACCTCATAGCCGAGGAGCGCGATCCCACCGACAGCGCCGAGCGCGCCGAGCCGCACCATTCCGAATGCTTTGGCGACCTCACCCGCGTCGCCGGTAACCTTTTTCATAACGTTGGAAAGTTCGGCATTCTCTTTTTTGAACTTCTCGGCCGCCCCCTTGCCCGGCCCCTCGGTCAGTTCCTTGAACTGGCCCTTCAACTTGGCCAGCCCGTCCGACGCATTGTCGACCAGGGTGACGGTCAGGCGCAGTTCTTCGCGTTCGCTCGGCATCAGTTAGTCATCATTGGTTGCTGGTTGTTGGCGGCGAAGATATTGCGCGGTCCGATGCGCATGCAGAAGGACATCATCCATCGGCATGTTCAGAAACACTTCGGGCGAAACGTGATAGTGACCAGCGAGCCGGTAGCAATCGAGGATGACCTCTTCCTCGTCGCCTACCAGGCCGCCGGTTCTGGCAGAAAAAAACGCCGAATCCGATAGGCGCAACTATTCCAGTCGCGCGGGTCCATCTCTTCGATGAACGGCGGCAGGATGTTGGTGAGCGCCGCAATCATGTAGGTCATCTTGCGCTCTTCGATGAGCACTTCGCCTTCGAAATTGACACGGCACGGGTTGCCATAGCGGTTGATGTCGCCCGCGCGCGGCTCGCGCATCGTGACTTGTTTTACTTCTTCGCCGTTGTTGTTGCGGATCGGCTTGTGCAGCAAGTTGACGACGATCGGCCATTCCGGTTCTGCAGCGGCGTCCGGCTTCTCGGCGGGCGATGGCTCTATCGTCGGCGGCGGCATGGCGCGCCTTGTGCCAGCAGGCGGCGGCGCCGCTTGCGGGGCGGGCGGCGCCTCGTGGAGGACGAACCCCTCCGGTGCTGGCTTGACGTTCACAGCGAGACCTCCTGACACGTCACGCCCTCCCAGCGGACCCGCACCTGGCCGTCGCGGGTCTGGTTCTCAAAGCCACCTTTGCAGGTCGCCTGTGTCAGAATGTATTGCATATTGTTTGCAAGCTGGGCGACGACCGTGACGTCGGTATCGGCCAAGAGGTCTTCTAGATACATGCCCGGCATGGTCGATAGATCGCCTTCGATATAGGGCACGCGCGGCAGCTCCTGAAAGCCGTGCACGCCGTCTTGGCCGGCGAGCATGGTGCGCTCGACCGGCGACGGGCTGACGACGAAATTGCCGCGCAGGGCCATTTGATTGCCGCCGACGGTTAGGAAGGCGATACCCGCGATTCGCTGCGCCATGGGTTAGTCCTTTCTCGTGCTGATGTTGGGGTGGATCGTCCTACGCGCCGGACGCGGCGTTGAACGGCGGCGGCGCCGCGCCGATGATTTGCGCGTCGATGCCGCGGTCGTATTGCAAGCGAAACTGAGCCAGCACGGCGAACTCGCGCAATTGGTTGATGAAGTCCGGCGGGTAAAGGACGTTGACGCGGTTCGGATCGTTCGGGTCGCGCTCGACCAGAAGATGGGTCTTGAAGTTCGACAGGTCTTCGACCAGGCCGTTGTACATATCGATCTGATATTGCGCGATGAGTTCGGCCTTGATGATGCCGGGCGTGACGATCGCCTGGCCCGGGCCGAACTTGGTGCCATCGTTCGCCAGCTTATGGCGCGGGAATTTCGACGTGATGACTTGCCTCTGGCTGCGCAGCAGCGTCGCCAGCGTCGCCAGCGTCGTCATGAGCTCATAAGCGTCGTCAGGCTGGCCGTAGAGGTTGAGCTGGTAGGTCGTTTGTTCTCGCGCGATCATCGGCTGGTTGTCGGAACCGATTTTTTGGGTGGCGAGCCCGTTCGACGCCAGCGAGTTGAGGTCCACGAAGTCGAACCGCTGATGGACCGGCGCCGCCTTGATCTGATTGAGCGAGAGCGATTGCAGTGGGCGCGCCGGATCGTTGATGAAGGCGCGTTGCGCTTTCGCGGCATAGGCGGCGGCCCATTCAAAGCAAGGCGAGGGGCTCGCCGTCTCGAAGGCCATGACCGACTCGACTGGTGAGTTATTGCCCTCGCCGAACAGCAAGAGCGTGGCGTAGTCGCCGCGCTTGGCCGAGATCACATGACCAAACAGCTGGCGCTGCCAACCCCAGCGGCCTTGGTCGGTGAACCCGTATTCCTGGTCCCAGTCAAACAGCGAGGAACTGTCGGTATAGGGCATCGCCACATACTCAAACGGCTCTTCGCCGATGTTGAGAATGGCCGTGGTGAAGTCGGGCACGCCGGTGCCGCCCATCAGAAAGCCGTCGACCGGCAAGGTGATGCCGAGCCCGACCGGCGTCTGCTCGCCGCCGCGGCTGCCGTAGTAATTGAGCGAGACGCTGATGTCGTTGGCGTTCACGCCCTTGAACACCGAGGTCAGCGTGATCGCACCGGCGATGGCGTGCGCGGTCACCGGCAAGGTCACGTTGGCGTTGATCGCGTCTTCGAGCGCCGTCGCGATCTCGTCGACGGCGTCGGTCGGCGAGACGTTCACCGGGATGTGCTCGCCGCCGATGTAGAGGTGAATAGTCCCAGCCGCGGTCGGCGCCGCGGTAATGGTGACCTGGCCGGTGGCCGTCAGTGCGCCGGAAGCCTCTGTGACCGGCAGGCCCCAAACCTCGTTGGCAAAGTTGTTGGCAAAAAAGGCTTTGAACATCCGGCTCAGCTCCGAGCCCATGCCGAAAGCCTTGTCGGCCTGTGCCTGGCTCGAAATCGGTAGCGGGATGTCGGGCGGCGCCTCGCCGTCGGCGGTCATCACACCGACCAGCAGCGCCCGCAGATTGATCGTCGGCAGGCCCGCCATCGACGGGTCGACCTCGACCCAGTAGAGCGGCACCTTAATGTTGGCTGGGATGTTGGCGAATGAAACCGGCATGGCGGTTGTCCTTTCAACTCTGTGTGCTGTTGCGCTTTATGTCGCGTCGCCGGCTGGCGGCGATCGGCGGCTGTAGGTGCCCCGCTCGGGCTTTTTCTCTTGCGACTCGTCGCGCGTGACCGTGCCATCGGCCAAGCGCCGCTTGGTAAAGCGGTCGTTCGGCCAGGTGGCGCTACCCTCGGCGCGGAAGCCGCCGGCCGACGGATGCTTGAGCACGCGGCGCATGTCGTCGTCCCTCGGCGTCACGCGAACGCCGGGCGGGACCGCGGCACGCAGTCTGTCTAAGCGATCGCGCTGACGCTGGCCGCGCAGCGAAACCGTCGTCACTTGGTCGATCATGGTGTTTTCTCCTTTTTCGGTGGCCGCTTGGAAATGTCGAACAGATAGTCGCCCTTGAACTGCAGGCGCTTGTCCATCTCGTCTTGGGTGTCGCCGATCTTGATGCCGGTCTCGACGTGGATTTGCGCAAGGTCGTCGGTGATAACCGGCGACCAAATCGTGCGGCCGAAAATCCAGACGTCGTATTGAAGTTCACCCACGGGTGTTTCGTTGGCGAGGGCCGCATTGCCGAACACGAAACGGCGGCGCCCGCGGGTAATGCCCTCGATGATGATGTTGTCGGGATTGCTCGTCCCGGTGGTCGGATTGTAGGTGTTGATCAAGTTCATGATGTACTGGTCGGGCCAGAGCCGGTTCATGATCCGCCAGTAAGCAGCATCGAGCATGAGTTCGCACGCCACCTGGTCGTTGTTCGCGATCATCACCGAGAAGCCGATCTGCATGGTGTGGCTGAAGCGGATCGCGCCGGCATTGAAGTCGCCGTCAGGCTGCATGTCCTCGTCGGCGAAATAGACGCCGAGATAGGGCAGAAGATCGACTTGGACGCGCAGCATCGGGGTCTTGCGCTTGGTGTAGTTCGCGAAGAATGGATCCGCAGCGACCGCATCGAAGAACACATCGCGGATGACCAGCGAATAGCTCTGCGTGTCGGTGACACCCATCAGCGTTCAAACGTCTCGTATTTGCGGATCGTCAACATGGTCTGGCCGCCGCCGTCGCTGGTTGCATCGATGATCTGATATTCGCCGCGCGGCATCCCGTTGCTGTCGAGCGGAATAGTGCAGTGATCGTCCTGCGCCGGCAGCACCGCAAATTCGCTTTCGCGGATGTCGAGAATAGTGCGCTGGTCGGTCAGAATTGAACCGTCGCTTCCGGCAACGTCGGCGTCATAGGTGCCGAAAATGCCGCGACCTGCATAAGCCGGCTGGCCCGGCTGCGATTTCAGCGGCGTGAACGTGACCGGGATCGCGTAGAAGTCGAACACCGCGCTTTGCATCAGGATGTCGAAATTCACGGCCATTGGACAGTCTCGTGCAGCAGGTCGGTCATCCGCGTCTTGAGCGCCAGTATCAATCCGGTGCGTAGGACCGGGCGCCGGGAATAGCCGCGGCGGCGGCGATGCTTCGGCCGCGGGTGCTTCGCCTTGAAGCCGCGGCCGCGACTGTAGATGCGCTGGCTAAGGCGCAGCGTGTGACCGCGCTTGCTCACGTGAGCATCTGGGAAGCGGCTGTTCATGTCCTCGGTGCGCCAGTTCGAATACTCGCGCGGCATATAGGTTTGCAGCGAGTGGATTTTATTGATCACGGCGTCGAGGTTTTTCACCACCGCATCGACGCCTTCGAGGCTGACGCTAAACATAGAACCTCATGTATTTGTAGAGCAGAGCGTTGACGGTCTCGGTGGCGG